GGAATACTGTCTATTCAGTTTTCAAGGCGAGGAAGAAAATCCTCTCACCTATCAGGAGGTTTCGGGGGCAAATGTACTCCCTCTTACAGAGATTTTTTCAAATTATCAACGGTATTTTTTGCAACGGCTTGTAATTGCTATTTATGTAGTGTAGCATAGCGAAAAACCCCGCATAAATACAGGCGTTGCCGCCTGTTGGCTTGATTTTTATTTTGTGCAGGTTGGTGTAGTGTGTTCAATGATGAAATAATGCGCTTTTTCATAGTTAGTTGATTTTCTGTTGATTTTTTAGAGCGCACACGACATATAAAAGCGGCGTACAAACATACCCCCGGGGGGGATATATTGCCACGCTATCAAATCGGGTGAGTGGCTTGAGTAGCCCCAAGTAGATAAAGCGTTTTTATAAAGGGGGTATATCGTAGTTTTCAGTGACAATAGTGACATAGATAAATAAGATTATAAATCAATCTGAAATAGACGGTAAATCAATCTGTTCTGTGTGAAAACTAATCTTTGAGCTGTCACACCGTTTCAGTGACACCGCAGTGACAGTAGTGACAAGAAACAGTGACACCTTAAATCAGCTATATGTAGAGAGAACATTCACCCGTGGTTCACCCGTGGCTGTCTGAGTTTGATTATCATAGCAAATTTTGTTGCCGGAACAAGAAATCAAGAAGCACAATATGTGCCGAGTATTCTTGATACGAATACAACATTTTGCGTATTTCGTGGAGATTGGACTTGACATTCGGAACTTTGTATGCTATATTTATCATGTAAGTTAATATGAAAAGTGTTTCGGACACTCTTACCCTATGTAAGTTAAAACAAACGGCGCATGATTGCGAGAGCGAAAGCTCAAACAGTCATGCGTCTTTTTTTGTTCGCAGAGGGAGGTAAAGAGAAATGACGGAACAGGAAAAACTCGCCTTTGAGCTTGAAATACGACAGAAAGTTGCGGAGGAGAACCGCGCAAAACAACGGGAGTCTAAGGCACGGTGGCGAGAAAAAAACCGCGAGTATCTGCGTAATTATGAACGCGCTCGTAGGGCGCGAAAGAAAATGTGTAAGGAGGTAAGCGAAGATGAGCGAAATGATTGATGTTACCCGTCCGATGTTTTTGTCTATCAAGGAAGTCGTAAAAATCACTGGTTTGTCCGAGTATTACCTCCGGCAGAACATCAAGGCAGGTAAAGTTCCCTATATCAAAAGCGGCAACAAAATCCTCATCAATATGCCCCGTCTGTCTGCCACGCTGAATGATATGACCGATAAGAGTCTTATTCAACGGTAAAGGATGGTGAGCGCATGGAGGAGAAATCTAAATCCTTGCTTATCGGGGATAGCTATGAATCAAAGGCAGATGGCACTTTGGTTTATAAAGAACCGATTAAAAGCAAGGACACAGGAGAGGTGGTCGGTATAGAGGAAACACCGATTGCCAACCACACTCCCATTTTACAGGAACAGCGTATTGTGGATAACGGGATTGAGCCTGTAGAGGAGCTTGTTTTCAATGTTCGCCGCGCGGGACGAATGTGGGGAACTGTGTCCGTGACTCTGAAAGAGATACTGAGTCAGACACCCAACATCAAATTTGGGGCGGCTTGTCGTATCTTTGTTGGACGCGGCGCAAAAGCCCGATACAGCGAAGCTATGCAAATCCAGTGCGAAAATGCACCTTGTTCAACAACATATCAGCATACAGGATTCAGAGAGATTGATGGTGAACGAGTATTCCTCAACGGCGGCTATAGCGTGACCGAGCGCGGTATAACAAATCAGTTTCGCGTCCAGTTAGATGGTAAATTGGGGCGATACGGTTTCACACAGGAACGCCATGACAGTCGCTACTCTACGCTGTTGCATGATTTGCCTAATGTCGCACCTAAATCACTCATTTTGACGGGGCTTGCCTACAGCTTTTTAACACCGTTAAACGCGATACTCCGTGATATTGGGTGTGAGCCACGCTTTATTCTGTACTTTGTTGGTAAAACGGGTACGCGCAAATCAACGATGGCAAATCTGTTCCTGTCTTTCTTTGGTAGCTTTCGTGAGAGTGAGTCTGCTCCAATCAGTTTTAAGGACACCCCGAACGCGGCAGAAATGTCAATGGCGTTGTTGGATTCGACTTTGACTCTGTTGGACGATAGAATCCCCTCAACAACCAAAGGCGTTAAAGACCAAATGGAGCGCATGGAACAGAGCGTAGCGAGGGCTATCGGAGACCGCGCCGGACGAGCAAGACTAAATGCCAACAGCTCCCTAAAGGCTGTATACCGCCCTGTGTGCAATCTTATTGTCACCGCAGAGGAAGCGTTCAGCAATGTTGGTGAGAGTGCTGTGGCGCGTTCTGTGTGCTGTGAGTTAATGCCCGGTGATGTGAACTTAGACGCATTAACAATTGTACAGCGTAAAGCGGGAGAGCTTAATGAGTGCATGAGCGAATATATCCAATTCGTTCTTGCAAATTGGGATAGCATTTCAGAAGAATGTTCGGAACAGTTTTACCGCTTGCGAGATAAAGCCCAAACCAATGGACACGGGCGATTAGCCGCCGCAGTTGCTCATCTACAAATTGGTATTCACACCATGTGTAGATGGCTTGAGTCCATGGTGGCAATTACTCCCGAACAGGGCGGCGAAATCGAAAAGTCCGCTTGGGAGACCTTTATGGAGTTGGCAACGGCTCAGAATCGGCGCATTTATGAAGAAAAGCCTGTAAAGCTGTTTTTGGACGCTATCCGCGAAATGCGTGACCGTGGGACTATCCGTATCGTGGACATGGATAAACTCGGAGAGTGGAGCAGTCCAAGCATTGTCGGTTATCGAGATAGGGCTTTCTACTACTTCTACCCCGATGCAATTTACAGTGAGGTACGCCGGTTCTATATGGAGCAGGATAAAAATTTCCCGTTAGGCAAAACGACCCTGTTCCGTCAGTTGGCTACAGATGGTCTCATTGAAACCGATAAGGGTCAGAATACCAAAGTCAAGCGGATTAAAGACGGGAAGCGTCCCCGTCTCCTGTGGCTCAATGCAACTGCGTTGGACGATGAGCGGGAGGAGGATGATTGCCAATGATTGATGAAAAACGGTGTGTTGAGTTTCCAACGATAGATGAGCTTGTGGCACTTTCTATCAAGGAGAACTGCCGCCGCTTGAGAAGCGAAATTATCAAATTTTCAGCTTTGCAAAAATCGCAGAGACAGGAGGTATTAGATTATGAACAAAGGAAAGAACACCCCAATGACAGATGAAGAAATGCGCGAGGATATGCTGAAACGCAAAGAAAAAGGGCTTTCGACTAAACGGGGAATCAGCGTGTATAAACAGCAAGCGGGTGAGTATGTTGACGATAAAACGAGAGAGATTACATCCGTACAGCGGCAGTTGTTTGAGACTTCTCTCGAAAATCAAAGGGTGTCCCTCAATGATGTTGAAACCCTAAAATCTCGTATGCTCGCATATCTCCAAGCCTGTGAGGACACGGCAACATTTCCAAACTCTCTTGGATTTGCTCGTTCCATAGGTTATACAGACCGTGCTCTGAGAGTGTGGAGAGCAAAAAAGCCCGACAGCGAAACTGGACGATTGCTTGAAATGTTTAATGATTTATGTGCAGATGTACTCAACCAATCTGCTTTACGAAATAACGCAAACAGTGTGTTTTCCATTTTTATTTCAAAGGCTCTGTATGGTCTTAGGGATTCCACTGAGGTTATTATAACCCCACGAACTGGCGATTTAGCGAGTGAAAGCGAGTATTCCGTAGATGAGATTCGCCGCCGCTATGTCATTGACGCTCCCGATGATTCGGATGAGTCCTAAAGTGGGGTGAAAATTATGGGACGAATATATTTCCGGCAGTATTACACCCCATGTAGTCGAGCAATATTTACGAGCAGTAGTTCGCAAGTGGAAGCCGAACTCTATACCATCTTCATGGTATAAATTTACTGTAAGTTGGCTTGACTTTTTATCCAAAGAAGACAAGGAGTTTATCCAGTTTGTATTCCACCCCGACTACTACAACAGCTATGTTGGCGTGAGCTGTTACCCATATGAACAATTCTTGCTGAATTTCAGAAGATTGTACAATTTGGAGCGGCGATACGCGATTGACGCGGGATTGCTCGATGAAACGGTCGATTGTGAGGGTGATGAACAGAAATGAAGACACATTACACAGCTTTGGTTGAACATTATTTCCGTTTGGGTGCGCGACACCCGATGATTACCAACCCGGTATCTGCTCGTTGGTATGCCGCTGTGTGGGAATTTTTCGATAACCTCCCAAGCGAAGACAGAGAATTTCTGCTCAAGCTGTTTAGCAGTCACACAGACCTCATACCTGTACTCAAATCTTATCCCGGCTCTTTCCCGCAAAATCTGTCTAAGCTCTCTGCTTTGGAACGGGCTTTTGCGGCGAGAACAAATATAATCTAACAAAATTAGGAGGAAATCATTATGACAAGCAAAATCAAGTTCGTTTACAACGAGAAGCCGTATGTTCTTGAGTTTACCCGCAATTCCGTTAAGGAAATGGAGCGTAGGGGTTTTGACGCGGCAAAGGTTCTCGAAAAGCCCATGCTTCTCCTGCCCGACCTGTTTTCCGGGGCGTTTATTGCCCACCACCCGTTGGTACGCAAAAAGCTCATTGATGAGATTTACAACGCCTTTGACGATAAGGTTGGACTGCTGAACGCTCTGTGCGAAATGTACAGTCTTGTTCTTGAAGATTTTGTTGCAGAACTTGAAAAGTCCGGCAACGGTCTGAAATGGGAGCGTGAGTAAATCGCAACCCCAAGTGTGGCGCATGATTGCGAGTGAGGGATTTCTCTCGTACAGTCATGCGCCACATTTATTTTACCCGAAAGGAGGTATGAAAGATGGCTGATGTTACAGTCGAAGGCGTACAAATAGAAGTGAGTGCGCTATCCTCTGCTGCGGCAAGGAGCATTGACGAACTAACCAACACTTTAAGTAGACTCAAGAGTGTGACTAAAGGTGGGTTGGGATTGACTCCTGTTGCAAAACAGCTTACCACGCTGAACACCGCACTGAACAGTATCAGCTCCACCAACGCGGATAATCTGAACAAGATGGCACAGGGCTTACAGGCACTTTCCTCTTGCGGAAACCTCAAGCTCTCGTCCTCTGTAGCTAATCAGATTTCCAACCTTGGAACGGCGGTGCGGTCTCTAAATGGGACTGATTTTTCCTCGCTTGGTCGGCTTGCGGACGCGCTTACTCCGCTTTCAACCATCGGCAAGTCGAACCTCAACAGCTTTATCTCTCAGCTACAGCGATTGCCGCAAGCGGTACAGGGTCTCAACGAAGTGGACATGAGCGGATTAAACGGCAAACTTACGGAGCTTGTATCAGCGCTGAGTCCCCTTTCCAACATGGGTAAGAACAATTTGACCTCGTTTATTACTCAGTTGAACAAAATCCCCAAGCTGATGGAGAATTTGAAAAATGTAGACATGAGAACGCTCTACAATCAAATTCAGTCCCTTACAAGAGTGTTTACACCGTTGGCTACTCAGATGGAAAAAATATCTGCGGGGTTTGCGGCGTTTCCGGCAAGAATCCAAAAGCTGATTACCAGTACAAACAATCTGTCGAAGTCGAACGACAAAGCGTCCACAAGCTATGTGAACCTCGCCGCCAAAATCGGCGTTGCTGTCGTTGCCATGAAGCGAATCGGCAGAGCTGTGGCTAATATGATTTATGACGCTACCGAATGGGAGGGTATCACACAGCGTTTCGGTCGTGCGTTCGGCTCAGAAGCAGAGGAAGCATACAGTTGGATTAAACGGCTCAACTCCGAACTGAGCATAAACACACAACAGTTCATGCAGTATTCTTCAATCTTCGGCACAATGCTCAAGGGCTTTGGCGTAGTCGAAAAAGACGCAGCAAAGATGGCTATGGGCTATACCGAACTTGTCTATGACATTTGGGCTGGCTACAACGACATCTACACATCGTTTGAAGACGCGGCGATTGCGGTACGCTCCGCTATTGCAGGTGAAGTTGAGCCTATTCGTAAGGCGGGTTTCACCATCGTGGATTCTCAGCTCAAAGTGACAGCGGCGAACTATGGTATCGCCTATAGCTCTCAGTCTGCAAGTGAGGAGCTAAAGTCTTATCTACGCTATCTGACTCTCGTTGGACAGGCTGACGCACAGGGATTGATTGGCACTTATGCAAGGGAAATGACTACCGCCGAGGGGCTTATGAGAACACTGCGACAGCAGATTATATCTCTTGGAAAGGCGTTTGGTAGCGTATTCCTGCCTATTTTGGCAAAGGTGCTCCCGTATGTACAGGCATTTGTCAGTCTGCTTACTGACGCTATTGTAGCGGTTGCCACCCTGTTTGGTGTGACAATTCAGCCCGTCACTTTCAGTAGTGGGCTGAGCGCAGGTGCAAGTGCCGCAGAGGACTTGTCCGACAGCATTGGTGACGCAGGGAAAAAGGCGAAAGAACTCAAAACCGCCTTGCTTGGCATAGACGAACTCAACATCATTTCCCCGCCCGAAGATACGAGTGGGAGTGGTGCAGGTGGTATCGGCGGTGCAGGTGGCGGCGGTCTGCTTGATGTTGACAAGCTGTGGGACGAGAGCATTTTCGATTCCGTCAATCAGCAGGTCGCGGAACTTAAAGAAAAGCTCAAGGAAATTGTTCCGATTGTTGCGGCGATTGGTGCAAGTTTTGCGGCATGGAAACTCGCCAAGGGCTTACTCAAAGCGTTGGAATGGCTTTCTACGATGAAAGGATTTAACATTTTAGGCAGTGTCGGTTTCAAAATCACAGGGTTGGCTCTGTTCTTGGACTCTTGGAACACCATGAAAGAAGCTATCCAAGACATCATGCAGAATGGTGCTAATTTCGCCAATGTAACCAAGCTCCTTAGTGGTTTCGCAGAGGGTGTCGGTGCGGCGTTCTTGCTACTTGGACAGGTCAAGTATGGCGGTGTGGCTCTCATCATATCGGGTATCACAGGTATTGTTTCTGATATTAGCGACATGGTAAAAAACGGTGTGAATTGGGAAAACGCCACCTCGCTCACTAAAAACTTGGGTCTGTTCTTGTCCGGCATTGGTTTGGTATTCTCCAAGGATTACAAACTTGCGGGTATCGGACTGACAATAAGCGGTGTGTCGCTGATTCTTCAAAACCTCAAGGCTTTGCTCAATGGTTTCGCTACGGGAGATTTTGAGAATGTAAACTGGATTGAGGTCGCAAGTGGCGCGTTAATGCTCATTGGTGGGCTTATCCTTGTGTTCAAGAAGATTGAAGCGGTCAAAGACACGCTCAACACGGCTAAAGTGACCGAAGCACTAAAAACTGTCAGCGATACCACTTCCACCTTAGACACCACGGTCAGTACAAAGCTGTCCCCGAACCTCACTTCTCTCGCAAAGAACCTCGGTTTGGGTATCGTAATTGTCGCAGAAGTCGCGGCGGCGGCACTTCTCATCACAGGAGCAATCATTCTGCTCGGTGAGGGATTAGCGCAGGTCGGTGAATCGTGGCAACCTGTTATCAATAATGGTGGCACGGTCTTAGCGGCTATGGGTATCGGTGTAGGTATTTTGGCGGCAGTCGGTATTGTGACCGCTCTGCTCGGTTCTGTCGGTACGCCGCTCATCGTGAACATTGCTCTCGGTACGGCAATTCTCGCAGAGTTGGGTATCGCAACGGGGCTGTTTCTCGTGGAGATTTGGGCTATCGGTAAGGGCTTGGACGAAATCTGGCAAGCG